GAAACAGGGATGAGTATCTAGATTACTAGATTCCTCAATCTTATAAAGATCCAAATACATATCAGTCCTCCGTTACAGCAACACCGTGATAGATGGCAGTCTTACCATCATAAGAAGAAATACGGCGGTCACCATAATACTCCTTTACCCAATAAATCACATAATCAATATCTTCTTGAGTCATACCAGGATGGCAAGGAAGACTGAGAAGTTTTCTCCACTCACGATCTGCAACAGCGTAATCACGATCTTGTTTTACAATACTGTATTTGTGCAGTGGTTTAAAGTGAACACTGGTGTGAATCTTCTTGTCAGAAAGATAGTCAATCATATCACCACGCTCAGCAGCAGGAACACGAGCGCAGTAATACTGAACCGTTTCACTATGAGCAGGAGTACGAATCAGTCCGTCAAGACCTTCGTTATAGCACTTCTGAATATGGCGCCTCCACTCAAGATTCTTAGGCAGTTTCTTCATCTGCTCCAAACAAATAGCAGCAGAGAGGTCGATCATATAGCACTTGTAACCAAGAACATCAACCTCATAATCCCATGAATAACCAGGTTTACCAGTCAAACCATCATCCTTACGAACACGGGAATAGGTGCTGGTGATACCCAACCAAGTCATCGGAATCAGTTTCTCATACAGTTCCTTATCATTGGTAGTGATCATACCACCATCACCACAAGGCATTGTCTTCACTGCTTGGAAAGACCATACGGCAACGTCACCTTTGGTTCCAGCACCAGGAGTATAGCAACTATGAGCACAATCTTCGAGAATTAAACCATCATAGAACTTGCGGATCTCATCAATCGGTGCAGGAGTTCCAGCGTGATTCACTGCAATGATTGCATTCGTGTTTGGTCTCAGATGCTTACGCACATCCTCAGGGTCTAGACACAAAGTATCATCAAGAACATCAACAATATTTGATGTGCAATTATTCCACAGAGGAACAACAGCAGTTGTCATAAAGGAAATGGTGGGATTAATAATATCACAATCCTTAATACCCAATGCCTTAAATACCAGATCTTGACCACTGGTTGCACTGTTTACTGCAACAGCATACTTAGCACCAACAAGTTCAGCAAACTTCTTCTCAAACTCTGCTACTTTGGGTCCTTTACCCCACCATCCACTCTCAATCGATTCTCTGAGAGAATTAAGTTCTTCTTCTCCACCTACGGGACGAAGAACAGGAAGCGTCGTATCACGAATTTTCATTTTTTTCTCCTACTCAACAAATGTGAAAATTGTTAACATCAAGAACTTTTTGGTTTCTTTCCCAATCATTTCTAACCATACCTAACCAATCTAACCATTCATACTGAATTTTATTTTGCTTAACAAAATTATAAAGAATTTGTTCAGATCCAAGATGTTGGGAAAGATCTACCCCCATATGCTTAATAGCGTAATTAGCATAATCTAGCATAACAGAAGAACTCATCGAAAAAAACATATCATTATAAAGTCCTTGTTTATAAGTTTCTACAAACTTACCATTCAGAAAGGCAAAGTCTGGATTTGATAGAAGTGCTTGTTTCTTTAATCTTTCTGTTCTCTCAAAAACGTATGGGCAAGTAAAGAAACGTCTTGCCGTGATGTAAGAAATATTCTTATAATTATCTAGGTCAGTTTCCTCAAGGGCAGTTTTGAGCATCAACAACTCACCCATTCCCTTGTTTTTGGTTCCAATGTTCCCCTCACTTCCAGTGACACACATCTCTGATTCCGAAAGAAGTTCACGAAGATCATCATTTCGAATCTCTTCAGGATCATTAATTGTGTTCTCACAGATTAGAAGATCAAAAGATTCTGGAAGAACTCTCTTCAGTTGTCGAAGACAAATCAGATACTCTTCTTCTCTAGCATCATTGACTTCATCAGACAACTGGACTGGGCGCAAGGAACAAAATCCTAGTGCTAGGTGTTTCATAAAAACAGACATTTTTTTACATTATATCAGGAAGGTGATTAAAACACAAGTAATCTAGACCATCATTCAGTGGTATTGATAGTTGGAATCCCAATAACTGCAATTTATTAACATTCAGAGTAAAGTTCCTTGCTTGCACTCTGCGATAAAACTCAGGAGTTTCGACAGAAATAATTTTACTCTTACTCGTAAGCATCGCTTTAGCAAGAAGAATTATTTCCTTATAAAGATAAGGTTGTCCTGCTCCAATGTTATAAATCGAATTCAGGTCACCCTTCTCAATTACAGTTTTGATTGCTCTAGATACATCCTCAACGTGCATATAATCACGATAATAATCACCACCATCGTACAAAGAGATATCCTGATCTTCTCTAAGGAGATTCACCATATGCCCAAGAACATTCTTTGTGCTTGACTGTGTTTTATCGTGTCCATAGATACTGGCACTACGAATGATGCGATACTTGACATCAAAGGTTTCACAAAAAGAAATCAACAGTTGTTCTGCTGCTCTTTTAGTAATCGAATAAAATCCCTTTGGATCGCAAGGATCAGTTTCTTTGGAGTTGAGAATATCATTACCATAAACAAATCCAGTGCTAATGTAGTTAAACACTGTATTTGTATTTTTACAATGCTCCAGAACATCCATCAATACATTTAGATTTGTATTAATATCTAAATGTAAGTTCTCAAAAACATTGTAATTACTAGTCGTGCTCAGAAAATAGACAATATTCTCCGATTGTGGTTTGCGTTCTTCACGAGGAATCACAATCACTTCATCGGCATAGAGACGAGAAAAAACACTTCCAAGAAATCCCGTTCCACCATAAACAGAAATTTTATTAGGCATATTTCTCACAAGTCTTTAGAGGTTTTCCTTCAGCATCTTTAGGAGAAAGTAAGGGTTCTCCATCATTCTTCCACTCAATTCCTAGTTCAGGATCATTCCACAATAGAGTTCTTTCATTCTCGGGGCTATACTCATTTGTAACTTTATAAAAGAACTGAGTATCATCCTCAAGAGCAAGAAACCCGTGAGCAAATCCTGGAGGAGTCCAAAGTGAAAGATTATTCTTATCAGTTAGAGTAATCGAAAAATGTTGTCCAAATGTTTTGGAAGATTGGCGAAGATCTACAATCACATCTTGAGCAGATCCTTTTACAATCCGCACCAATTTCCCCTGTGGTTTCTTGATCTGATAATGTAGTCCCCTGAGAACATTCTTCTTAGAGCAGGAAAGATTATCTTGATAGAAGTCTGCGTGAAAGTCGGTAACTTCACGAAACTTTTTTAGATTAAAAGGAACTGAAAAATATCCTCGATCATCTTTGTATTGATCAATCTCAAAGATCCAGGCACCGTGAAGTTTAGTTTCTACTGCTTTCATACCACTCAATAGTTTTTTGGAGACCGTAGTCTAATGTGAACAATGGATGCCAGAACAATTCGTTTTTCGCTTTCTCAATACTTGTGGAATATCGACGGTCATGTCCTGGTCTATCGTCAACGTATTCTATCATAGATTCATCCTTACCCATCATAGTAAGGATTTTTTTAACAAGATCAACATTCCGAACTTCACACAGTCCACCGATATTATATTTCTCACCATTTACACCATTCCTCCATACTTTCACCAAAGCGTGACAATGATCCAAAACATAAATCCAATCACGAACTTGAGATCCATCACCATACACAGGAACTTTCTTATCATTGAGAATATTAGTGATTGCTTTTGGAATTAGTTTCTCAATGTACTGACGGGGGCCATAGTTATTAGAACAGTTAGTAATATTTACAGGCAGTCCATATGTGTGGTGATATGCCATTACAAAATGGTCACTTGCTGCTTTAGATGCGGAGTAAGGATTGCGTGGTGAATACAAACTCGTTTCAGTGAATGATCCCCACTCAATCGATCCATAAACCTCATCAGTCGAAATGTGAATAAATCTTTCGACCTCATTCTTTAATGCAAGATTTAAAAGATTAACTGTTCCAGAAATATTCGTATGAATGAATTCTGAGCAACCTTTAATTGAGTTATCAACGTGACTTTCTGCAGCAAAATTAAAAACTGTTTTAATCTTATGCCGATTAAAGATAGATTCACAACTTCCCTCTTCAGCAATATCAGTCGTATACAATCTTACATCACTGGGTATATTCTTTCTATCACCCGCATAAGTTAGTTTATCAATACAAACGATTTCTTCATCAGTTGTTGTCGATAAGTGATGAAGAAAGTTACTCCCAATAAATCCTGCCCCACCCGTAACTAGTATACTCATTTTTGACCGTACCTTTCTAGAAGTTCTGGAGAATACTGCAAAACATCTCTAATATTTTTTTCTTCTCTCTTTGCTTTCTCAAGTTCATAAACACGATTCCTAAGTTCTGTAGTAGAGAACTGATGCCTTCTCAGATGATAAAAGATCTCAATATCATTATCAATACAATATTGCTTACCAGTGAAATCGATATCCTTATATTCTTCACTCAAAAACCGAATATGAAAAGTTTGAGTCTTGATTAGATTTAATAGATCTGCTTCTGTATCATAAACAAGAATCTCATCAATATATTTACACGCCTGTACCTGAGTATATCTTTCGTAGATAGACTGTACAGGTTTATTTTTTAAACTAGGTCTATCTACAGTTGGATCAACCTGAAGGGCTACTTTTAGATAGTCACACATTTCTTTTTCCATCTTGAGCATTGTAACGTGCCCAGCGTGAAAAAGATCAAAGCAACTACAGTTAAATCCAATTTTCATACGAATATAGTTTTTTATTATTATACTAAAAAAGGTGGGTTTATGCAACCCACCTTTGGTAATTCAGGCTCGCCACTTACTTTTTGACTAGAAGCAAGAAACTAGGCGGGAGTTACCCCATCCGCACCACTTATTTTTTAATGGGAAAACAAGAAACCAGAAGGGGTCAGATTGACTCCACCACTTGGTTTTAAGAAACCAAGAAAAGTTGGGTTAATTTTGATATCTCGGTAATACCAAAAAATACTATTAGAAATAGCACATCCCAAAGTTTGAGTTTGATCGCAAAAGGAATACCAAGAAGACCCCCGATAAACTTAATGACCAAACCATATTTAAAACTTCCCCATAGCATGATTTGATAACCAAGCATAAGGAGAATGTTTCCAAGATATCGTAAGATACTTGTTTTAGACATAAGGGGTTTGCTCCCGACCAGTGCTGTTTAAGTCCATCCGTGACTATCAAACCTCCCTCTCTAGACGCTCTAGTTCTTTCTCCAGTTGACTCAATAGTCCCTCTCTGGTATAAACACCAGTTTCTTCTTTACGACGCTCCATTTCCTTCTCAATCTTTTGAGTGATGGAAGCATGGCGGCGGATTTCTCCACCCATTGACATTTGGTTTTTTGTTTGTTGCATACAGAACTGAAGTTGCATCAGTTCCATATCATCAAAGTACATTAGGTTCTTCATCATCTTTTACATAACATGGGACACGATCTGGATCTAACCATTTTGCATA